ACCTTTCAATGTACCAAACTCAATGATAAGTTCTGGTTGGAACTCTAATAACAGACCTCTGATAATGGGTAGTCCCTGTATCTCATGTGAAGTCTTTACATCCAATTCTCCAACTTTTTGCATGTGTTTTATAGCGTTCATACTGGCTCCTTTGATCCTTTAAAATCTATATCTATGTCATTTCTCCATGTAGAGGTGCATATAATCTTTGATAAATCACATCTGTATCTATACTTCTTTGCTATGTATATAATTTCATTCATCAGTCCATCATCAAGAGTAATAGGGTCCAGACCTAATTTCAAAAAGGTATCATTACTGAACTCAAGGTCATTCTTATCATCTTCATTTCTTGGGTTCTTATAGTATCGTATCTCTGCCCCTGTCATATTCGATACTTTCAATGCCAAATCCTTTATATTCAAACACTCTGTTGTCTGATTGAATATCTTCACCCTGCTATCCTTCTCTGGCGGATTCTCTATTGCTATTTTAAGACATTTTACTGTATCTTGTATGTTAATAAAAGCCCTTGTTTGCCCACCACTACCATGAACAGTTATAGGATGATGTACTTGTGATTGCATAAGAAACCGATTGAGCACGGTCCCATAGTCACCATCATAATCAAACCTATTGATAAGGGTTTCACTCAATTGTGTTTCTTCTGTTTGAGTGCCCCATACTATACCTTGATGTAAGTCAGTTATTCTCACATTATCATTCTTATTGAAGTATAGAAATGAGAGGGCATCTTGGCATTTACTATTACCACACCAAACAGTTTTACCATTTCTTCTCACTAAAATAATATTGTTTGGCACTTCACAACAATATATCTTACCATTATAATGTTTTTTAGAGTAAATGGGGGTTTTTCTTTCAGTACATAAATTTATTTGTGTTGTTTTTGAATCTGATATAGAAACTGTATATTCATCATTACTTCTTTTTGGATAACCAAATGTAGATGAATATCCACACTTCAATGCTATTTCTTGGACATCCTCTACAAGAGTTTTTGATTTTGAATAATACCTTGCATAAAATTTACCAGATTTATATTTTGATATAGTACCATCACCTTTCAACATTACATCTAAAAGAATTTTAAGATATTTTTTTGATAATGATTTTATTTCTTTTGGTATATATTTTTCATGTGATAAACCAAATTGTTTAAGATATTCTGATAGTTGTACACACTTTATACTAAAACTCATTATTTTTCCATGACTGGTATTAGTCTGAACCCTCCTATCAAGACCAAGATTATTAAAAGATTGTATAATTTCATCAAAGTGATATTTTTTTTGTTGACTTATATTTACAGAATTTTTATATAACGATCCCTCTGTTATATACCATCCAAAAAAATTGATCCATTTTTTCATAGGTATAATTTTTTGTGGTTCTAGTTTAAATCCATTATTTTCCGAATGTCTTCCTGTAGTTTTTACTATACATTCTGGTAATATAAAATTATCATTATCATTACCTAACCAATTGTCTACTGATCTCATCATAATTATATTTTTACCATATATATCACAAGCTTTTCTGAACTTAAAATGTTTTGGATGTATATATTTTGTATTACTACCTATAAACAAATTATGATTAGGTGTAATTTTTAAATCAATCTGTTTGGTATTTATACAAACCATTTCATCATTATAGTCATACTCAAATAGTTTTGTTGGTTTTTGATATTCCAATGTACTTGTATTTCTATTTAATGTTGCTATTTTATCATTATATGTAAGGGTTTCAAAAGGCTTCCAACCATCAATTGTCAATAATTCTGTTTCTTTATCATAACATAAATGGTATATTGAACCAGGATTTGGTGGATACATAATCTCAGTCTCTTTATCCACACCATTCACATTTACCTTAACTGGTAAATATCCTTCTGGAATTTTCATACCAGCCGTACCATACCCATAAACTCCTGTACTACCTAGATGTATCATATGAACATCAAGTCCTGATTCTACTATAGCACATAGAATGTTATTGGTAGCATTGAGATTGTTATTGACTGTGTATCGTTTGTGGAATGAAGACTTCATGCTATAGGGTGCTGCCCTTTGTTCGGCAAAATGTATGACAGCAAGTGGTTGTACTTCTTTGATAAGGCTTAATACCCTATGGTAATGGTCTGATATATCTATGTATTCAAATCGTATATCCTTACCAGTAAGTCTTTTCCATTCTTCAATACGTTGTGATATAGGAGCAATAGGAGTTAATGAATCACATTCAAGTTCGATATCAATCTTACGTCTTGATAGGTTATCAACTATAGTGACATCATACCCATGATTAGAAAGATATAGGCTCGTTGGCCATCCACAGAATCCATCACCACCAAACACAATTATGTTGTTCATTTTCTACCTCTTTGTTTTTTTCGTTGTTTGAAATCTTCTCTAAAATATAACAGATTATCAATTTTACTACCAGTATTGGCTTCCCATATTGATGATCCTTTATCAATGGACTCTATATTCCTACTTACTGATAGTATTGAATTGTCATCAATGTTACCAAAATTAACATGATCATCATCATAAAACATCAAATATGTTTGATATAGAGATATTTGACCAAATCCTTTGGGCATTTGTTCAATTTTTAAACCGTTTATAATTTCCATCCACTTAAACATAAAATATTCAACAGCATCTTTAGTAAGATCGAACCCTATAATATTTCCACATATTCTACCCTTTTCGTTTTTATCATTTAATCTAAATCTAAGACATATATCATTTAAGGTTAAAAGCTTAAATAAGTTATCAATTCTGTTTCTAAAATACATATCTATATCAGAATGTAACATATATTTATAGGTATCTCTATACATACTTATGGTTTCTATTATTGACCTACCATACCGCTCTTTAACAGACATAAATAATTTCCATCTAAAGTTATTTTTGGTAACTTCACCGTTTTCTATCTGTTTTTTGAAGATGCTGACTTCTTTCTTAGATATACCTATTTCACTAGCAATAGTATTCATTGGTATATTTTCATTATAGATGTCGAGATTTTCATATATCCTTTTAAGATCAACTATCTGATCCTTGGTAAGATTTCTTGTAGAGAATACAATCTTTATATCTTCTCCATGATACAGTTTGAAGGAATTCAAAAATAATTTGGCCCATTCTATTAACCCATCACTAAAGAAGGAATGTACTATAAAGTCCTCTTTATCCATTGACATATCTTTGAAGTTTTGTTGTTGTATCAATTTTGACCTCTCCTTTAACATTTTTATTGTTTTTTCTTCTACTGTTGGTGTTGATATTGATTTATAGTTTCTCTTCTTTGTCTTTCTTTCTTTCTTTATTGGTAACCCATCATTATCCAAGATCTTCTGCTTTTTTATTTTAATCTTCTTGTTTTCTTTACCATATGGATGATTAGTGATATTGGTGTGAACTGGTATATAACTATTACCATAAAAGTCATAACAAAAGTCATTTAGATTCTTATCTGCTACTCCTCTATTACCAGACCAAATGAAAGCATTTTTCTTCTTAAACATACTAAACTCTCTTTCACTTGTAAACTTACCCCATTTAAATCCTTGTTTATTCTTCATTGAGTCATAAGCATAATATAACGATGTTTGGCCAAACTCTCTAGGTTTTTTGTGAGTTGGTATGGAATCAATGAAACCACACCATACTCCTATGAACTGTTCAGCTAGATCTGATGTCATGTTTATTCCTATAAGACCACCAGCTATTTTGGTGCTATCTTCAAGACTTTTTACACCCCATGTTCTTGTTTCTGCACATATATCATGTGATTTTACTGTTTCTAATATGGGTTCTATGTTTTTATTGAAGTACATATCTATATCAGAATGCAACATATATTTCTCATTTCTATATTTTCTGATAGCTTCTGGTATAGACTTTCTATATCTTTCCTCCACTGACATTAAGATTTTCCACTTGTAACTATTGATCCTCTTATCATCACCATGTTCGATTTCTTCTTTCATCCACTTCAACTCTTTGATTGTAGTATTTAACAAATTGGCATAATGTTCCATATCATAATTAATATTATCTATATTAAGATTATCATACCTATCATGCAACTTAATAATCTGGTTCTTACTTAATCCAATAGTCTTGAATGCTATCTTATGTTCAACATCACCATGATATTTCTTGAATGAATCCAAAAACAGTTCTGCCCAAGGATATAAACCATCACTAAAAAATGAATGTATTAACATTACTCTTTCTCCATAATAACCCTAAACCATACTCTCGTTACCAATGCTTCTCGTTTCTTTATGTCATGATATTCATCAAGTACACCAAATCCATTCGTAATTTTATATAGATGTGTTGGTTTCTTAAAATAAGAGAAATGGCCTACTTCTGGTTTGATTTCTGATTCTAATGGTATCTCTATAAACAGTATCCCATTAGGTTTCAGTATACGATGTATCTCATTTAATGCTTTTTGTGGTTCTTCTATATGTTCCAATACATGGGATAGGATAACTACTGAAAATGTCTCATCATTAAATAATATACTCATATCGTTAGCATCACATTTATAATATGATATGTTTTTTAATTGTTTCAATGGATTTGGTATAATGTCAATACCACTAAGATCTTTATAACCATTTTCTTGAAGAATTTCAAGCATATGACCGTCACGGCATCCTATATCCAATATGGGTTCTTCTTTGTAAGATTTGATATGACGCTTCATAAATTGGAAGGCGTTATTATGTCTCTTGATATGGGCCTTTGACCTTATCTTATGATCATCTTTCATCTTTTCATTTGTTATTTCAAGATTCTTCTCAATTGCACTAACCATCTATAACTCCTTTACAATACGACATAAACTCATCTATTCTGTTATTTATAGTATGTCTACTTCTTATAAGGTCATAACCGTTATTATTTATCTCATGAATCTTCTTTGAGTTCAACATATCTTCAACATACTCTACTATATTGTTATTAGACACCTGTAGGAAATTAACCTCTGGTATAAATCCAAGTGCCTTCATCTCATCTGTATAGTCACATAACAGTACACTCTTACAAGCGGGTATTTCAAATAGTTTAGCCAATGTGTATCCAAACTTACTTGTACAAGCTATTGATATCTTTGCTTTATTCAACTCTTTAGCATAGTCCTTACCAACTGGCCAAGGATTTGGGAACTTATCTGTTCTATTTTTGGGTCTGTCTATTCTCTTATAATATGACTTACTCTCAAACATTTTATGTAACTCAGCCCTCAATGGGTATATACCAGATGCCAATACACCAGTTGACAATACACCATATTTCTTCTTCAGTCCATGGTCATGAAATGTCTCAGTGTCAGCACTATGAGGCCAATGATAGTATGGTATATCTAATGATTTGTAGTGTTTTTGATAGTATGATCCAGCATACTTAGTGAAGATAGCTGATAATTCACCAACTCTCGATGTAAATTCTTCAAAGAAATGAGGCCACTTACCACCTATAGGTGCAAGCCTATGTAAGTCACCTAATATAAGAACTTTCTTAGATTTTATCTTATGCCAATTCTCATACCAGTATGGAAATGGGTTCTCAAAGACTATAAGATCAAATGTGTTATTGATATAAGATGGATCAAGAAGCTTTCTAGCCTTCCTCATTTTAGGTATATCCCCAACTTCCATGAGATGCTTCTTATACTTATCACCATATAGTTGCATGGCATCGAACTCACATATTTTCACATGTCCTGTATTCTCTAATTCTCTATAAAGAGGTAGAAATAATGAGAAGGCACTTGCTCGAACTCTGGCATCACCCGTTAGATATAATATTCGCATTTATAAGTGCCCTTTCAACTTTAGACCAATTACTGATTTTCTGTTCCCTTGGTAGAGTGAACTTCTTTGTGACGTTTGAGTACATGGGCACATTGTCAATACCCAAATACTCACATATGTTCTTATTGATGTTTTCATTGAGATATGTCTTCTGGTTAGAACGTATATTGAAGGAACCTACAAGTTTAACATCTCCCACTTCGCCTTCTGTCTTACCAAACATATTACTATAACTCATTTCATAGTTAGGTAGACTGAGTTTAGCTAACTTGTCTCTATAGGTATCTCTTAATGCTGTCTGTCTGATAACCATTGTTACAAACTCATCTGGATTAGCTTTTACTGTGTCTTCTGGTTTGATGGTTTTGAATTTGCATAGAAGTGATACACATATATCAATAGGATCTCTTACAAGATGAATAACTTTCATGTTACGGTCTTGAATCTTGGGTAACACGTTCCATGTTTGATCTTGATTATAGATAAGACGAAAGCATGTATTGTCCCCTTGTTGTGATATCCATTCAAGGTATTGCCTTATGTTCATGCTCTCATTGATTTTCTTGGTCTTGAACAGTTCATAACCTCTGCGTTCTGTTATCTTAGTGCTTACCATAAACATTTCATCAAGAGAAGTTACTTGCGGGTGAGAATCAAGTGCCTCTTGGCAAAATGTGCTGCCTGTGCGTTTATTACTAAGTAATACAAATTCCATTATAAATCCTCCAACAATTGCGGTATTTTATCCTTCCTTCCTTCTATAACCTCAATTACATCACTCATACGTTTCTTACAGTTATGGTATGTCTGAATGAACTCAAATGCTCTCTTTCTCATTGGCATAGTGTTCTCTTTACATGCACGCTCAAATAACTCTTTCACTACATATGGATCGTCATAACTATCAAATGGGTAATATATATCCTCTGGAAATATCTTATCCATGTCTTTGAACTTCCTCATAATCATACATGCACCAGCACCTAAGAATTGAAAGGGACGCACATCCACATATCCATTTACATCATATCCAGTACATGCACCCAATATAGCTTTAGCAGATATGGATAACTCTCTGGTAAGATTACGCTTATCGTTTGGACCTTGTGTTTGAAATATCTTCAATGGCATTATTTCCCGCAGCCTTCTCAGGAACTTACTTCTATCTTGATGTATATTTGGGTTACCAGTGAATACCAACTCATCATATGATAGTTCTTTGATGGGCCTTGATATAACAGGATAGATAAGACTTGAATATAGACAATAGTGAATAGGCACCTTCCATTCACTTGATAATCTTTTCATGTTCTGTGTCTTACCTAGCAGAACACAATCAAACATATCACTCAAGTCTTTTCTATATCGTTCAAGATAAGCATCTCCTAATACATGGACAACCTTACTTCCCTGTTTTCTCATCTTATGAAAAACATCAAACAACTGTTGCTGATAAGGCCATTTCCGAAAGCTCATATGATCAAAGATATATGTGGGTTTGAGTTCTCTCATATAGTCATATATCATATCAACTCTATCCTGGTTCTGTCTCAGATCCATACCATAGACATCATATCCCAATCTCTCAAATCCTTCACGGAATGTCCTTATAAACCAACTATATTGTAATGCCCAGTTACCTATGATGAATACTCTATTTTTCACTATACCCTCTCCTTACATACATCAACAATTTGCCCAATACATTCTGCCCATTCTTGTTCTTACATTTATCACACTTACAATCCCCCCAATAGTTATCATGCCAATGGTTACCTTCAATGAGTATTGCATCACCAGTATCAATAAGCATCTTTTGGATTTCTATGTTTTGATCAAACTTATATTCTAGGGCAGTCAACATAACATCAGGTTTTATTATTTCCCAATTTTCCCGTATTTCCACCTCATAACTCAATTTCTTGGCAGCACTAGGAGTGGGACATGACCATATTCTACCCTGAGATACTTTATCAGGAGTTTTCATTGCTTGATAGTAATGTTCAACCGTAGGCCATAATATATCATCTTTCCTGAATGAGTGCCTTGAAAAGTTGCTCAGGAACCCATATATACCTTCAAACCTATCAATCTTTTTTATCACAATTTCAATACCCCCCTGAACATAGTTCTATAATTTTCAGCCATAATTCTCCAAGTCCAACCTTCTTCAATTGTCTTACGAGCATTAAGACCCATTTCAATCATTTTGTCTCTATGATCTCTAAGCCATATAATCTTCTCCACATACCAATCAACATTTCTGTCAGGTAATAAGAAACCATTATATCCATCCTGTATGAATTCTGGCATATTACCAATGGGGTTACTTATGATAGGTCGTCCACATGCAGCAGCCTCCAAACAATTATGCACAGCCAATGTATTGACTGTATATGAATTATGGTCTTCAACCTCAAAATTGTATATTTGTCCTTTATAGTTTATTCTCTCAATAATTGTTATTGGTACATATACATAATTCTTATCATAATAATGTTTGAAATATGTTTTCTTATCTTCATCAAACTTATGATCAATGTTTGATAGTGATAAAAATACCTTTGAATATGGGTATTTTATATCTGTTACATATCCAGTAAATGTTTTTTTATCTCTTTTCCTTATATCTTTTGTATTATTTGAAACTACATCTAACCTCATAAATAACTTTCTCAATTGATTTGATAATTGTTTTGATGCTGTTGTTGTTGAAATTGACCTTTGGATGTTATTTAAATAACCATCACCAAGAAAATATCCTTTTAATAGCTCTATTATGTTTTCATTACTTTGATTATATATTACTTTATGCAGTTTCTTACTATGAGAACCAATACCACAATACTCTTTAAACATATTTGATAGTATTTTTGAACCATAACATACTGATATACCATCACCATTGGATTGAAGTGTTTCGTTTCTTTTTATCCCAAATTTATCCATCATTATATTTTCTATATCTTCGACTATATATGTTTCGTCTTTATGAAGAGCAAATCTCAAATAATACCCATTTGATACACTACCTTCAGCTAAATAATATCCAAGAAGACGCATAAAATCTTTATCAATAACATGATGCCGTGGAACTTTTACTCTTTCTCCTTTATGATTAAATCCTGAGTTATAAAATACCATATCATTTTCATCTTCTAGTATATCATCATCAAATGACTTTAAATCACATATAGTATTTGATAACTCTATATATTTCTCTCTTGGTATCATAAGAAAATCTTTTAAATTCAATTCATCTATGGGTATAAATTCTGGTTCATATTGTTCATAGTATTTTTTACACCAGCTTGTCTTTGACATACAGTTTGGTTTACATACTCTATTTCGATTACTCATGCTACATTTCATGCTTTTGATAGCAAGAACTTTATGATTTGGTGTAAGTTCGTGTATTTTTGAATTCATCATTGTTTTAAATCTTATTATATCACCATTATATTCCTTTTCATATATTTTTGTTATATGTCTATATTCACCAAGATGAGTTAAAACCTCATCACCAATTTCGATATTTTTAGATAATTTCAATCCATCAATAGTATCAATATTCATGTTAGGAGTACAACATGGATTCGGAGTACCATCTTCTATTGATGCACATATGAAACAATCCATGCCCTGATACATGAATGGCATTTCAGTATGTGGTACTTTGTTCTGATGGTTCACATGATGAAAGAAGTGTTTAGCACCAGCTTTCTTGATGGCTGGTTTGACAAACTCTTTATGACCCTTCAATGGGTTCTCTTTAGCTATATGACCCACTACAATATTGTTTCTTTCCTCTGGTATTGGTTCCATTATATTGAATATCTTTTCATCAACACCATTTGGTACATAGTAAGTATTATCATGCATAGACTTTAGATAGTTCAATAACAATATACTGTTAGCATGAGTAGTACCACACTCTTGCATTCTAGGTTCCAACATATGTCTAGGTCTATGAGCAGTAATACCAGTAACTCTCTTATGTCTCGGAACACCAGCCTTGACCATTCTCCTTACAAACGAATATCCATAAGTCATGTATATATCATATGCATGTGGGTTGATTTTATAGTCAATACCATGAATACACTTTATGGTTATATCAAACTCATTAGATAAATACATCTTTAATTGAAGTGATTTGATATACCACGCCCACCCGACAACATCACATAGTATTAATATCTTTGGTTTCTTCATTATCGTGCTCCTGCCATATACTTTGCTCTCTCAGCATCCTTTGCTTCTATTTCCAATTGTTCTTTCAATTTATCACTAAGATCAAACTTATAACCTTTAAGGAAGTCAAACTCATTAACAATTTTATCAACATTATTCGCTTGTTTATCAGTCCATTTGATACCATTTCTGGTTATACGTTGTTTCTCATATACCATACTCTTAGCTTGAGTGATAATTTGACCATTATAAGGAACTTCAAGATGATCGTATATAGCTTTCAATGTCTTACCAGGCTTCTTTATCAATCTATCAAGTTTATATGTAAATACATCCTCTTCATCTATAATTTCTTGAATCTTCTTATTAAGATCGTGATAATGAACAATTTTATCATTCAGTATATCCTCTTCATTCCTTTCAATACCTTTACGAGCATGTTCTTCTTTGGCTCTATTCACCCATGTAGCCAGATTATCATATGGATTACGAACCAGATGAAGTATTTTCAATGGCATATCAATAAGTTCTTTGAATGTCTCTAATTTATAATCAGTTCGTAATAGATGTTTAACAGTTTGATGTCCACTTTTTGATCCTATGACATCGAGATCATCTAAGCGTTGTGTATTATACATTCTTGTAAGCAGCGTATTAAACATAGTATCAATATTATCATACTGAAAGACATTAACTTGGTGAGCAATACCAATCAATGGATGTAAGTCTAATAATCTACCCGATATGGTTGATCCACTTCTAGGATATCCTATAAACAAACAAAATCGTTTCATTTCTTCTCCTTTTTCTTTTTCATCTTTTCATCATACTTCTTTTGTTTCTTTTCCATTTCTTTAGCTTTTTCAGCAAGTATTTTATCTTCATCTTTCTCAAACTTATATCCATTGAGGAAATCTGTTTCATCTATAAAGCGTTTTAGTTCAAATCTTTCTGTTTGTCTCCATTTTATATCATGTTTTGTTACTTTTGGTCGTTTATGTACCATAGATTTTGCTTTTATCATAATCTGTTTATCATAACCTACCTCAAGATGATTATATATGGATACTAATGTTGCCCCAGGATGTTCAATAAGATCATCCATCCTTATTGACAATACATCTTCCTTTTTGATAAGTTTTTCAATCTCTTTGTTTAATTGTTTATATATCTTTATCTTATCTTTCAAATCATCACTTTGATTAAATCCTTTTCTATTTCTTTCTGCATTAGACCATGTAGATATATTATCATATGGATCATTTATAATATGCAGTATTTTCAATGGCATGTCTATCATGTTTTTGAAATATGATAATTTATAAGAAGGGTTATCTATAAAGAATTTAAGTGTCTTATAATCACTCTTTGATCCTATGACATCAAGACCATCTAGGCTTTTTGTATAATACATCTTGTTCAATAGACTAGTAAACAAATAACCAATATCCTTATCTCTAAATACATTATGCTCATGTGCTATACCGATATTTGGATGCATGTCCAAAATCCTACTCAATACTGTAGAACCACTTCTAGGATATCCTATAAATAAACAAAAGTTTTTCATTGTGTTCTCCTTATCCTATCAAAATCTTTCCAACAGTTTGTAATGTTGGGTTTCTTGTTTTTCTTGTTAGCGAACCATACTATATGGTCTGATTTAGAACCATCAGGATAATCATATGCTAATCCACATAACGAGGTATCTTGAACATCACCCCATTTAGTCTTCTTTAACATCTTCTTTATATCTCTATAAGCATAGAAACATGATGTTTGTCCATATCCTCTTTCCCTTTGAGCAGGTGGTACTGCATCTATGTAGTATATCCATCTATCCATAAATGCCTTGGAATATTTATTTACAGTAAATCCCATTATGTTTATGAGTATCTTTCTATTTGGTTTAACTTTCTTCTTATGTTTCATACGGAATCTTGATGTAAAATCATTCTTCTTTATTATTTTGAAGAATGGATTCAACTTACCCCTGGTATACATATCAATATCTGAATGAAATATATTTTCACCATCTGGTAGATAATACATGAGATTTCTTATAGCTTTGATTCTATCATCACCAGCTATCAACATCTTCCATGTTCTGTTAGTATTATCAGCACCAACTTGTTCTAAGCTTGTCTTCATGTTATATAGTTTATCAGAACTTATACCTGTATTAACAGATATATTACTAATATCTATATGTCTATTATTGATAGTTATGTTATGGTATATATCAGTAAGTGATTGAATTTCTTGTTGGACAAGGTTTCTCGTATCAAGGATGATATGATACTTCTCACCATGATGATGTTTGAATGACTTGAGGTATAGTTGACCCCAATCTAAGTACCCGTTTGTAAGATAGGCATGTACAATCACTCTTTCCTCCATGTTATTTTAGGCATAACCACATTTTTAAGTTCACTAAGGTCTTTATCTCTTAGTTCATCTATAATATAACCAACTTCATCTTTTATAGTTCTGGTGGGTACAAATCCAAGATCATTGAGCTTCTTTACATTGGCCTTGTAATGGACCTTATGGGTATTCTCAGCTCTTGGTGTATCAATATGTATTATTTCTGAAATGATACCCTTATTATATGCTTCCTGTGATACAATCTCAGCCACTTCTCTTATCATATATGGTGTATCTAATTGATTCCATGTACGATATTCACCCTTCTCTGGTGGATTCTCTATGGCTATCATCAAACATTGGATTGAGTCATTGAGTGCTAAAAATCCTCTTTGTTGTTCACCTCTACCGTATATGGTCAGTGGGTGTCCTATAAGTGCTTGGACTATGAATCGGTTTATGGCCGTGCCAAATGACTCATCACTATCAAGGCGAGTATTGATTCCTGTTTCTTCAATTTCAGGTGTCCAATTACCATATACGATACCTTGCATGATATCAGTTGCACGAATACCATATGACCTTGATGCTAAGTCAGTGTAATATGTTGATGCTATCTTACTATTACCACACCAAACAGTTTTACCATTTCTTCTCACTAAAATAATATTGTTTGGCACTTCACAACAATATATCTTACCATTATAATGTTTTTTAGAGTAAATGGGGGTTTTTCTTTCCTTATTTGTTGGTGATTGTGATGTTATAAGTTGTGAAGTATTGTTTTCCGATATACCTACAGTATACTCACTATCATTTGACCCATCTGTTCTTTTAACCTTATTTACAATAGTGGCATATCCGCATTTGATAGCAATTTCTTGTACATCATCAATCAATTTTTTGGATTTACTATAAAACATAGCATAATATTTTTTAGACCTATCATCATTCCATCCATCACCTCTTATTATCACATCTAATAATATTTTGAGATATTTTTTTGGTAATTTTTTCAATTCCTTTGGTATGAACTTCTCATGTGATAATCCAAATTGTCTCAAATAATTTGCTAGTTGTATATTTTCAATAGAAAATCCTTTAATTTTGTTATTATGTCTATGTACTTGAACAATCCTTTCAAGCCCCAAACTTTCAAAAGAGTTAATAATATCATCATGATTATATTCTTTATCTTGACTTATATTTACTTTATTTTTGTATAAACAACCTTCTGTTATATACCATCCAAAGAATCTTAACCAACATACAATTTCAATTTTTACAGGATCTCTAATTTCTATACGATTACCCATATTTACTTCACATCCAGGCAAATAAAAATCAAATAATTCTCCTTCCCAGTTATCTACATTTCTTCTCATACATCTAGTTTTACCATATATTTCAGAAACCTCTGTAAGTCTCCATTTATATAGTGGTGTTGTATGGTTAGAAAACTCTAATACCTTATGATTTTGTGTAACCAATAAATCAACACTTCTATTTTTTATGGATATTAGTTCATCATCAACATCATATTCAAAATGATTCAATGGTGTCTGATATTCTAACAAATTTTTCTCTTGGTTTAATGTAGCTACTTTATCATCACTATCCAAATCTTGGAATAGTTTCCAACCATCCTCTGTAAGTATTTCTGTTTTATCATCATAACAACCATGATAATAACTAGGTGCCCGCCTTGGATATATCACATTCTTGGCAACTCTATCGTTATGATGAAAGTCAAATATACCCTCTTCAATATCCACACCCATTGATTGGTCATATTCTCCCATACTTCCGATTGTAATGAATGGTATATTTCTATTTACTTCATTTATAGCATGTAATACATTTATCAGTCCTATTTCATTATTAACAATAGTATTTGTAGTATCTAATAATGATCTATGTGAGAATGGTGCAGATGGTTGTTGGGCAAGATTTACTATTGTATGAGGCTTATAATAATCTATTAGAAATCTTGTTCTTGAATAATCCTGTGATATATCATATGGAAAGTATTCAAAATTACCAATATCATTGTATTTCAAAAGTTTATCTTTAGGATCATCTATATCAGTTGCTGAGAATGACCCCATTATTTGTTCTACGTTATATCGTCTTGATTCATTATCAACACCAACAACATTATATCCATTTCCTAACAATCTGAGTGTAAGAGCTGCTCCGATGTAACCATCACAACCACAAAGAAGAATAGTCTTATTATTCATTTTTCACCTCTTTTTTACAAAAAATTTAATTTATATAAATAACATTATAACAAATATATTTATGGGAGTAAACTTATGATAATCTATAAAGTAACAAATTTAATAACTAATAAATCCTATATAGGACAAACGATAGGATATTTATCTCGTAGAAAAAAACAACATATATATAAAAGCAAAAATCCCAAATGTTATTTCCATAGAGCTATTAATAAATATGGAAAGGATAACTTTAAATGGGAAATATTAGAAAAATGTGACCATACATATCAACTTTATGAATTAGAGTATCATTATATAAAACAATATAATACAAAAGTTCCAAATGGATATAATTTAACAGATGGATATGATAATTCTACATATGGTCTAAAATTAACAAAAGAACAAAAATTATATCTATCAAAAAGAGTAAGAGGTAAAAATAACCCGAATTATGGTAATGGTAAAAAAATCCAAGGTGATAAAAATCCAGCCAAAAGACCAGAAGTAAGAAAAAAAATATCAGAAGCAAAAAAGGGTTGTAAACGGCCTGATATAGCTTCTTATAGGTCAAAATGTTATCTGATTGTAAATATTTACACAGGTGAAGAACAAATTATCTATAACCTTTCTCAATGGCAAAGAGACAACCCCTTCTATAAAATGGAGGGATTAAAAAGAGTTATAAATGGTACTTATACGCGTCATAAAGATATTTGGGTCAAGAGGATTGAATAGTATTTTGTACCAGTATAGTTTCTCTCACTATTTTCTACCTCCCCACATCCTGTAAGTATTTTTTCTTGGACTGTTCCCAATCCAGTTTTATCATATCATCATAAAATAACGTATCTTTGTTGTATTTATTATTTTCCATCAGGTTTTT